TGGTATACATATAACATATGTTTTGATAAAAGTCCGGGCATAGTTGTCATTTTTACGAAATAAAATTCTCCATCACTCAATCTCAACCAAAACGGGCAAATGGTCAGACCCATATTCTTTGAACCCGTCTTCAATACGCGTTGGATACCAGTTGCACTTAGACAAAGGCGCCTTTTGAAAGCCCTTGGTAAGAATATTATCAATATTCATTTTGCGCTCAATATAATAGGTCGGGCACAAGTTGTGAGTTTCAAATCCAGGCATATTATACAACCTGCATTTTTTCTTGTACTCGTGATTAAAATCGCCGGCAATAATATTACTACAATCTTTTTTTCGCGAAATTGCATGCAAATCATCCCATTGTTTATATCGTTTTTGAGGAGATTGGTCGTCGAGATGAATATTAAAAATATCGCAGAGCCGATTTTTATATAAACATCGCGTATATATGCCGTATTCTCGCGGATAATGGGAAATGGTATTTTTTGGAAACAGAGACCGCTTCAAAAAGGTGACATTTCCGCTTTCAGAGTTTTTATTATATCCCCACACCATAGGTTTTAGCTCTGAAATAAAGTATTTGTCTCCAAATAACAATACGAGATTTAAATATTCTTTCGGCATGACCTCTTGCAACATTATGATATCTGCATCAATCTCCTTCAAAATTTTACCTATTCGCGCAAACCTGGCCTTATTATCAAATATAACAGATGTATCTACGCCTGGATAATAAGATTTCTTTACCCATTCGGCAGCAAGTATATTCCATGTTAAGACTTTCATATCTATTATTACATGATAAAAAATAAAATGATGGTTTCATTAAATATACCCTTTATTCGTCTATCAACATTAGCGCCATCGCTGCGTAGTTATGTAAATCTATTAGTGTGTCGCGAATGCCCTCATCCTTTATTAAATTTACACCATTTTTGGTTATAGAGACAGAGCGTTGTAGTTTATCTTCAATTCGCATTAAAACACCGATAACACCATATTTTGCAAATGCATCACCATAGTCTGCATTTTTTTTGGTAAATAATTCTAATGCTTCAGTTTGAATTTTTTTCATCTGTTCGACTCTATTCATTCTTAATAAATAGTATAAATTATTATGTTTATATTATTTATTGTATAGTAAACAATTCCAACACCGCAATTATTTCTCTAAGCGGCAACCGGCTTTTGGAACATCTTGACACATTCCCAAATTTTGGCGGCCTCATCAATAGTAAAGGCACCACGCTTTTGTGCCAAGCCCAAAAACTGAACCATCAAGTTCAAAGCAGCAATTTCATTTTTAACTTCAACATCAGAAATACGGGTTTCGGGTCTTTTTTCAGCGACGGGTGCAGGTGCAGCGGTAGAAGTAGGAGCAGGTGATTCCATTATAGAGCAAATAATAACTTGATTCTAAGTCATTATTTATGTAACTATTTTGCGCGGTATTGTAAAACATAAGTAAAAATAAATGATTATTATAAAAACATAAAGCGTATTCAGGGTTATATAATAGGTGTGTTAATATGATGATGGCAAATTACTTGGAACATTTATTAGCAAAAACAAACTGGGGGTTAGTCATAAACAAGGAAGACCATTTACGATATGTTCAGCCGAGTGACGAGACAAGTTATATTGAAGTAGTAAAGAAGAGTGAACGTCAAATAGAAGTATCTATTCCATTAAAGGATTCAGCAGTTCAATACCGAACAAGGTTCGCAACAGAGATGCAAGCATATGAATATATTGAAGACTATATATACGATGACCCAGACTACGAGACAAACAAGAACGCTTAATTCATCCAAAACGGGAATCCGTCAGGCAACCGAGGAATCAGCGACGCGGGAAGACCCCACAATTTTTCCCATGCAAACGATATCAATGGCAACCCCTTTTTCTTAATAGAGAATGGGCAAGTATAATCGGCAGGGGAATTCAATGCGACACATGGGTTGCAAGGCTGTTTTATGAACTTGAATCCTTTAACGAGATTGGGAAGTTCGTTGTAATCCACATCGGATATCTTGCTTACATGAGCGCCGGTAATCCCGTCATTACCCACACTATGAATGCGTACTAATTTATCCTTATTACATTGAATCAAGTCATTGTTATCGCTAACTAATCCGCTATGAATCCCATATGTCCCGCGTCCACTATATGGGTCATATGTGGGAGACGTCCTCGGAATCCGCGCACCTTCTATTAAAAACTGACCTTCCTTGTCGTTAAGTGCAATCATTTGCAATATGGCGTTTTCATTATAGATGGTTCGATCATTGTTCATAGATTTCAACGGGCCCTTTTTTGACATGGTGCTACGAGAAATGGCATCAAAATATATGTCTTGCGTTCTCTTGCTCCATGGCCACATGCCAGTTTTAATCAACTCTTCGGCTTCCTTTTGCGTAGCCTGTAGCTGAATCATGTCCATATCAAAAATAACATCTTGATTTTGAGCGGCCTGTGTCCGAATAAAATCCTTTATGACCGATTCGCTCCATTTGTTTTTGACACGATTATTCACATATATTTCAGGGCCGATACCATCATCTGGATATCCGCCGTTACTGCTATGCACAATATTAAATTGTGCGAGCGCATCCTTTTCTTTATCTGTAAATGGTTCCTTCTTCTGGTCAAACAATCTAAATAATCCTAAATACTTACTAAAAATCAACAAAAAATATACGATTACTAACAACCATATCAATTTATTAGAGAACATTTATATGCACTATAATAAATAAGAATATTTTATTCATTTGGATGTCGCAACCGCCGGCGCCGCATTAACGACATAATGAGAGAAGTTATACAAACCAAGAAAAAATACGGCTAGACCCAATGAAACCATGACGTTTTTCATGGCGGTCAAAATGAGAATGAATACTAAAATAAGATTTCCAATCAATGTGTTGAATAAAGATGCGAATAATTCAGGGACAGCATAAAATATAATCCATATTCCAATCAATAAAGTCAATATTCCTACAAATAAACTCTGTTTGGCTTGTAACATTGCCATTGCCATTGCCATTGCCATATATAATAAATGTATAAAAAAGCACAAGACCACCTATTTTCTAGAAACGCGGGTTTTTCGCGCCCCAGAAGGTCGTTGTTTTTTGGACTTGTTTGCGCCGCCACCTATTCTGCGACGTGTAGGTTTAGCCTCTTCCGCGATGTCAACGTCATCAGATGATGTAAAATTATCCCACCAACTGCTGCCTCCTCCTCCTTCTTGTCCTCCTCCTCTACCAACATTGTCATCGTCTGAATCATCTAGATCGTGATCACTATCATTTTTGTTTATTGCAAGATACCCTAGTCCACCAACCAAGGCAGTTCCAATAAAAAGCGCAAGGCGTTGAATCATTGCTTAATACCCCAATATAAAAAATTATACATTTATAAACATAAAATAAATTATATTTTATTATATATGGATTTAAGGTACGCCCGATGCAGACGTTCCAACATGGCCAGTGCACGGCGCACCATTTCCATTGACGCGAGGAGGATATGGGGCCAATTCAGGAGGAGGATTGGCGCATCTACGCTGAATCTGCAATGTGTATTGACTGGCGGTTTGAGGCTGTTTAATCGTTTTGGTATAAGGGCCGCTAGCAGCCATGGTATTGTATTTGAATCTGGCAGTAGAAGTGTTGCACAAGGTAGGGCTACACGCGACCCTATGTCCGATGTATTTGGCCTGGGCGTTCACATCAGTGACACAAATATTTGCAGCCGATACTTCTTGTAGATAAACGCCTTGTGAGGGAGTATCAGTTTGGTTGCCAGTATAAATAGGTTTGACCCAGTAATTGGGGTATTGTCCGTTATATAAATATCTGTATTTCTTCTCCAACATTCCTTTGGTGCTGAGCACAGATGGTTTCACATACATGTATTGGTCGCCAGGTACTATGACAGATTCATTCACATTTAACGAAACCGACTCAACATATGTTCCACAACATCCACCATTTCCCATGGGATAAACCCCGCGGAAAGGTGTGCCCTGCTTAGACATGCGCATACTTTGTCCGACATAACCGATATTTCTATGAGGTCCATTGAGAGAAAAGCCGACGGGTCCATAACTTTCAATGGCAAGCTGGAGACCACGAGAGCTATGACCAAACGGGCCCTGAGGGAGCCAATAGCCCCCTGGTGGTTTACCACTTCGGTTGGACCCATACTGAATAACAGATTTCCTTTTCATTGCAACAATAGACATTATATAACATATAAAGAGATAATAACCCGACCCCCTCAAACAATCCCCTTAAACAAACAATAATAATCGTGCGCTAGCAACAGGATCAATGCATCGTAAAAGGAACCAATATAGTTTTGTATCCGCAATGAATTCAAGCCTCAGGGATATTTTTGTACTCTTCTCATCATCCTCTGCCAAGCAAAAAATAATAAGCGAGCCTAAACTATAATATGCGGCCTTGTAGGTAGCATAGGAAGGAAGTGTCTTCAAACGTTGTATTTCAGGTGCAATATGCGGTAATTTCAATGAGAATGGCATGGTAAACCAGATACGTCCAAAGGCATCCACCGGCATGAGTTGTTCGAGTCCGACACAAAGAAAGCACGACTCGTCAATTACAAGGATATTATCAAGATTGAACCAAGAGAATGTATGTGCATATTTTTCTAAATAAAAGAGTTGTTGCCCAATACATTGCGCCATTTTTACACATTCATCATATTGAAGTTTCTCTCTGCGATGAGAGAGAAGTTCTCGCAAGGAGCAACATGTTTTTGCATAAAAGCTGAGTTGAGTGAAGGATAGTGTAATAGTGATGCCGCCGAATAACTTGGAATCGGCGAGTGCTCTGCAGAAAATTTGATTGGGTTCGTGAAATGACAATACGCATCGGTTGCCTACTATTTTATATATCATGCGAATAATGCTCGGGTATATTAGTTTTCAAGTAAATATCTTTATTTGAAAACAACATCAAAGTAATAATAGCCGCCTGTGGCCCACACCCCACAACCCACAACACACAACCCACAACCCAGTTAGCGGGACTCATCTTTAAATGGGTCCATTAATGTATCTACAAATGAATTTAAAGCCATCGGGTTGACGAGTTTCATTTTATTAGTACAACCGAACCAGGCACGCAACCAATTTTTTTGAATATATTCTTGATTTATAATTTCTTGTTGAAACATTTGGTCAATGACGGAAAATGCGGATTTCAGCGCGAGAATGCCCTTTACCAAGTCCTTCTTCATGTTGAATAAATAAACCAAGCGTTCCTTCTCCTCTTGGGGAAGAGAATTGCCCTTTGTATTTATATAACGTATTTCATTCTTCACATTTTTCAAAATAGTAATCGTCTTCTTTCGGTGGTCGTCAATCTTTTTAATGATGGAAAATATATTCGTGTTGTAAATAATGGGGTATTGCATACGAATAGTTCGCGGAATCAAAAATTGATTGGTTTCTTTGATTTCTGATATTTTTTTCTCCACATCAACTAATTTGCTCTTCATTTTGGTGTCCAATTCTTTCTTGTCAATAGTCAGTTTATCTTGTATTGTTTTTCTCTCTTCGTTTGTCATTCCCTTCTTGTAAAGCGAGCGTTCCAAAGTAATGTCGTTGAATAATAAGATATATCCGCTAGTAAATTCCACCGACGATTGCAACTTGTCATATTGGTGAGCGGATATCTTGTGTGCTTCCGAAGCAGCATCCAACTTGAAATAATTCACAAGCGCAAGCAAAAAGGCAATTAGCGCATTGATTGAAGAGAGAAAGAATGCACCCCAGTTATAATCCTTTACAACTGCAGCAACTACTGTAGCAGCAGTCGAAAGCAAAATCGCAGGCATCATTAACTTGTTCAATTGTTGTTCGGAATAATACTTTGCCTCCATATAAATCATCTTTTGACCCTTCAAATAACTGGCTAATATATCAAGCGAAGAAGAGTGCCGATGATTTTCATCAAAATAATATTTATTGATGCTGTTTTCAACGTCGTAATAGTTTAGACGTTTGTATAATTTCTTAACACACATACCTTGCACGACGTTAGTTGTACTATCCTCGCTATCGCTTAAATCACTCCCGCTTTCTGCATAATATTTTTCACCATTCATGTCATTAATACTTCTTCTGCGCGTTGATTTAAATGCATTAAAAGCATTAGACAACAATTTGATATTTTCAATTGGGGCATTTTTTGGAGAGGATGGAATTTCGGCTTTAATATTGATTGCAATCGCATCTGAAGATGACACCTCAGCCGAAGTACTTTCATTTATTTGACTCATATATATATCCATTTAATAAATTTATTTTATAGTTATAGCGTATATGAGTCAAACACGGAAAAATATTCCTTGGAGAGGATGGAAGAGAGAAAAGCCAAGTGTTCACCAGAGAACCCTCATGATGAAACGCTGTGGAAATAAATGCTTTCTAGGCCCCAATAAGTCCTTTCCAATATGCAAAAAAAACACGTGCAAAGTCAGCAAGAAGGGAGTTTATGCGGCGTATGTACGCGCCCGCCAATATCATAGGAATAAAATATCAAAAAAAGCAAAGAGAATGCTACGCAAGTAATTAAATAATATAATAAAAATGAAATGTAAATATTTGATTCTTATAATATATTAATAAATGAAATCAATATATTATAACTGGAAAAATTCCAGACCTCCACAAAACAACAACATCGCTGAGGAAGAGACCTGGGGTCAGTTTGTAGATTTAGAGATAAATGATTATTATAAGCACCAAAATAAAATAAATCAATATACCAGCTTGATGAAATACGAACCATCCTTATTCACTATTCAAGAAAACGTAGTAAATATCCAATCAAAAATTATCATATATGATTCCTCATATACACTCATATTGTCGATCAGCATATTAGGCCTATATATCCTCGCGCAGATATTTACATGTAATGTCTCGAAATATTATGGTAATGGGTATGGTTGACAGAAACAATCTGGTATATAATCATTCGCTGGACAACCGCCATCAATAAATGCAGTTGTATCTAAAATCATGTAGTTGACATATTTTTGAATTGCACAGGGTGTATCGCCAGTTAATCTATTATTCGGGTCAATAGTATAATAAGAATATATCGGTTTCAAAGCTGGATTAATTTTAGATGCATAACCAGGGTTAGAATTGAGTTCCAATATAATGATACCGCTTAAATCGAGCTGGGTAATGAGGTTAACTTGCAAGTTCGACTTGTTAAAAGGTAATACCTCACATCCGTCAGCACATGCCTCACTGGTTATTTTACGAATCGCCATCAATTCGCCTTGAGATTCAATACGATTGGATCGTTTACACTTATCGCCTTGACAATCAACCGGATTACTTCGTTTGCAATCATAATAAATGTGATTTGCACGTTTGTTTGCCAAAACCTCTGAGTAAGATAAATGTTTATTATAGTTTCCAAATGCCGGTTTTGCAGGATATATAGTATATGCGTGCGCCATATATACTATATATATAATTTGATTTTATAGGGTGGGAAATGTATTATATTTGTTTTCTTTGTTTTCTTTGTTTTCTTTGTTTTCTTTTTATTTATTGAAAAAATCAACCCCAACTAAAGAGCCGTTTGAAATATAATCAATACAAGCACCGCCACCAGTAGAAACAAATTGAAATTTATGCGGGAATTTATTAACAAAACCCGCCGTGTCGCCACCTCCAATGATAATTTGTTTGCCTGAATCCATCAATATCTTGACCAATGCATTGCTTCCCTCACAATAAAGCGAATTTTCCACCACTCCAAGAGTGCCGTTCCAGAAGATTACATCGCAATCAGCAACAAGTTTGGCTAAATCACGCAAACTTTCTTCTCCCACGTCGTAGAAGAATTTATCTAGAGGTAGCTCTTCTTTGGTACACTGATGGCGCTCATTGGGGTCGGTACCAATGCTGGCGGCACAATATCCGTCGCGCATTAAATGAATCTCTGCCTTGTTCTGACTGATTCGATGAAGGTAATCGTCCATGTTATCTTTAATAATGCCGTTAATGTTTCCTCCAGCAATATAGATGTGATCCATTTTTTTGGAGAGAGCGTCCAACAAAGGCAATTTGTCGTGAACCTTGGCACCACCGCAAATTGCCATAATACGCTTATTCTCCTTGTTTTCCATCAATATCTTCAACGCTTCCAGCTCACCATTCACTAAATATCCAAACGCGCGTTTGCTCGCATGAACCCCGCAGATACTTAAATGGTCGCGATGCATACACCCAAATGCGTCATTGACGTAAAAATCGCCAAGTTGCTGAATTACACGTCTAGCCTCATTGTCTTCGGGGTATGCCGTGTAATTGGTTTCTTCGTCGTGAAACCGAAGGTTCTCCAGCAAATAGATTTTGTGCGTGCCTTTCTCCAAAGTATCAAGCGTAGCTTGGGTCAATCCGTGTTCCAAGAAGCAGACGGGTTCGCTAAAGTAAGTTTGAATTTTATCTAGATAATGTTTCCAACTATACTTATCTGTATGTCCGATAGGTCTTCCAAAATGCGACATGATTACGAGACGTGTTGCTCCGTCTCCCAATATTTTATGAATGGTTGGCATGGATGACGCAATTCGATAATCGTCGGTAATCTTGAAATCGGAGGTTGTCGGAACATTCCAATCCACGCGAAGCATCACCTTCTTATCACGGAATTGAAAATTATCAATGAAGGATTTATGAGTCGTTGTCATGGTCCTGGTCCTGGTCCTGGTCGCACCCGCGGCTGTTTGTTTCTGAAAATCGATCACTTTTTCCAACATGCGCACAACTTGGGCGGAGTAAGACCACTCATTGTCATACCAAATCATAATCTTAAAGCGGTTTCCGCCCAAATGCATAGACGCAGGTCTATCAACGATTGACGGATATGTCGTGGTTAAAAAATCGCAACTTACCAAATTAAGCGCGCTTACCTTAATAAAGGGATGCTTTTCAAGTTCGGTCATAATTTCATCGAGTGTTGTTTTTCTCTCCAACTCCACGTTCAAGTCCACGATGGACACGTTGCTGACCGGGACTCTAAGCGACGTGCCGTATACTTTCCCGTCTAGACTCGGGATGACATCATAAATGGCTTGTGATGCACCAGTCGAATGCGGAATAATATTGTTCAAAATACCGCGATGGGTTCGGTTGTTCGAATTGATGGTGTCTACTGTAGTCTGTGTTGCAGTGGTAGCATGAATGGTTGTGAAGTTGGCATTCGCAATCTGGTAAGTATCGTTCAAAAACCTTAGAACTGGGGTAATGCAATTTGTAGTGCACGAGGCGTTTGATATAACCTTTTCCCCATTATACTTGTCATCGTTCACATTATACACGAACATGGGGGTTCTATCCTTGGGTGGTGCGGACATGACCACATAATCCACATTATGTTGCTGACATTTCGGCGTAGTTAAATAGGCGCCAGTTGCTTCAATAACATGATTGATTCCATACTTTTTCCAATCCAACTCGGCTGCATTCTTATTTCTGAAAATGTGGACGACCTTATCTCCAACCTGAAAGTTGTCCGCATCAATAATTTTAATGGATTGCTGAATAGTGTATTTATGAACGCTATCATGCTTCAAATAAGTCTCCATATACTTTACATCAAAGTCAATCGCATTAATTGCGGTAACTTGAATCGCTGGGTTATCAAGCAATTGAATGAAAACTGCTTTGCCGATTCGACCAAATCCATTGATACCCGCAGAAATCATGTTTATATGTATAGTATTATGAATTCGTATTTAAGATGTTTTATTTGACTTATTTTTTATATTAAAGATAATATAATTTATGATATAAATAATGTCCGACACCCAGGACAATGCAAAATCACACGACAATAAAATTGAATTGGAGCATCGTTGTAAGACATGTTTGGGTGTGGGTCTAATAAAACGGGTCCAAATAAAATGTGAAAATTGTGGGGCATGTGTGCCTTTACCTCCGCCGTGCCCACAACCATATGAGCCGTGCGAAGATTGCGATGGAACTGGCACGCAACCCGCTTACCAAAAGTATTCTTCTACCATAACTAAA